GGTCAGGGTGCCTTCGCTCGCGACTTTGGCGGTCTCGGTGCGGCCGACCCTCAAAGCCCGCATCGGCGAGAATGCCACGTCCCGGATGATGGCGGCTTGGATCTCGGCGATGCTGCTACCCTGGTCCACACCGGCCCGGATGACGCGGGCAATGCGGTCCTTGGTGTACTGCTGGACGTCGACGACCATGTCAGCGATGACCTGTTCCCGGATGTCGAGCATCTCGGCCGGCCTCAGCTTCCGACCGAGCCGCTTTGCCGCAGCCGCGTACGCACGCTGTAGCCCGCGGTCGATCACGGCCGCGTCGAACTGTTCGAGGAGGAGCGCCGTCTCGGCCTCGTCCTGGATGATGGCGTTGAGCTCGTCAGCGGTCACGGCCCTGCGAATGGGTACGGTTCGGGCCGACTTGCCGCCGAGGACCGCTTGTGTGCGCCGCGCCATCCGCTGGCCCTGGTCCCAGAACAGCCCACCGCGCCGGGTCCGCCACTGTGCTGTGATCTGGCGCTCCAGCGGGCGCTGGACGTCATCGAGCCACCCGCGCCAAATCGCGGCACGCTTCGCCTCGGTCTTCGGCGAGGCTCCGATCGGGGCCAGCCCAGCGAACGAAAACACGCGCGAGACCGATTTCTCGGCGTTGTCCGCGGCCTGAATCTGCCGGCGCTTGCCACGAGACCACGTCCAACCGGCGTCGCCTCCCCACATGTCCCACGCAATGCGGAGCGGGCCCACCTTGTCGGAGGACACATCCCACTTCTCGGTGCCGCGCTGGCGCCTCATCTCGGCCGCAAACCGCGTGAAAAATGCGTACATGTCGAGCACGAAATCAGGGTGGATGCGCTCGCCGTTGACAATCCGCCGGGCCATCGCCGCGGCTTTCGCGGTGCCCCCACGACGGTACTTCCGCCGGAGTTCCTGCCCCCGGCGCGCGGCTGTCCGCATCGCATCCGACGCCGTCAGGTCGATGTGGTCGTACCGCGCCGGAATCGGCCCACCGGCCCGCTCATGAAGCTCGCACCCGGCCAGCCACGGCGCGTGCAGCGTCACGGCGTGCCCCGAAGCTTCGACAGCAACGCCGAGACCATGTCGAGTAGCGTGTTCAAATCGGGCCGGATGTCGATGTCCTCTTCGTCTTCGGAGGTGAGCATCTCGGCGAGCGCGGTTGCCTGCGCTTCCACGTCGCCGATCTCGGTGGACACATCGGGACCACCCTCGGCCGGCGCCTGCTCGACTTGCGGGAACGCAGCTTCGGACACGTCATCGAACCCGAAATAGGCCAGCGCCTCGGCCGGGTCTACGCCCATCTGCCACATTTGCACCGCGTTCGCGATGCGGACTTGGCTGGACTCGTCCGCGTCTGGCAACACGTGGACGAACCGGAGGTCCGGGTAGCCCTTGCGCACAAGCCACGCGTTGAACACGTCCTCGACGAGCATGGCCCAGCCCTTGAGGGTCTGGTCGACGAAGAACCGGTACTCGGTCATCGCGGTTGCGTAGTTGGCCGACTGTTGCGCCATCAGCGTAGGTGGTACCCCGGTCATCGCAAAGACCAGCGACCGGTTCCACTCGCGAAGGTCCGTGCCGCCCATGTCGGCGACGCTCCAATCGAACGCCTCGAATTTGCCCGCGCCGGACATGACCGGGATCCCGCCGGTGTTGCTCTGTAGCGTCCGGTCGAGCTGCCGTTGATAGTCCTGAACGTGTTTCGGACCCCATGTCATGTCGTCTTTGCGCGGCACGTATGCGGCGTCGGGGCGGCCCTTCTCGGCTTTTTTCCGCATCTGGATCGCAAGCGCGATGTCACTGCGGAGGTCGGGATCCATCGGCTGAACGATACCGGTACCGTAGAGCCGCCCGAGGTCGGGCGAGCAGGACGGGGTGCGAATGTGGACGACGTCGGCCCAATCGTAGGACCGCACGGCGCCCATCTCGTCGTATTCGAGCGCCAAGGGGCCGCCGTTGGGGCCGGGGATGATTTTGCAGCGGTGCGGCTCGGCGATGATGAGGGCCGCGGGAACGCCGCCGTCTACAGCGCCGGACTCCAGGAGGTACGCGTTGCCGGCCGGGATGAGGTCGAGCATCAGCTGAGCGCGCCACTGGTACGCCGTCATCCACGGCACCGGAGCCCGGAACAGGTCGAGCACCTCGTGCTCTTCGACGTCCTCGTATCCGTCGGCGGTCTTCTGCTGGAGTACGAGCGGCAGCCCGGCGTATGCCTGAGCGATGATGTTGACGGCCTTGTAGAGCCACGGGTTCGCGAGCAGCGCCGTAGCCGCATCCCTCGCCGAGTACGGCGACGCCGCCGCTGGCGAAGACGCGAAATCCGAGCCGGCCACGTACTCGTCAGGCGGCGGGACATCGACCGATACCACGCGCAACGCCCGCAGCACGCGGACGGGTAGGGAATCGACGGGGGGCGCGGTCTTGGCGTTCATGGGGCCAGCCTATCACGTGTCGGGCTCGGTAGCATACTCCACGAGGTGCATTGCCGCAGCGCCCATCATGCCGTATCGCCACGCATCCCACGCGTGGTCAGCGCCGACCACCTGCATCTCGACCGACTCTTTCAGTTGAGACCGGCGACTGGCATCGTCGTCCTTCCACGCCAGCTCCTCAATCTCGGCAATCAACGGCGCCACGCTCGGGTGGTCATGGAACACCACACCGGGGCGGCCGTCCTCGACCTGCAACGCGCGGTCGCACAGCTCGAACCCGCGGCGCCGCGCCTTGTCCGCGGGTTGCATCGAAATCCCGAGGTAGCCCATCCGGTTGCGCGCCGTGGCGTCTGCCGGGTCCGCAAATCGGCCGTATGGCTCCTCCCACAGCCGGCCGGTGCCCTCGCAGTGGGTACAACCGGCGGCGGCGGCCTCTTTCTCGTCCCACCATCGGCCGGGGTCGGCTGCAAGGTGGTCGCCCGGCCAGCAATGCGGGCACGACTCCATCCGCAGGATTTCGAGCGCGTGGTCATCGGTATCGGTCCGGGCTTGATACCGGCATCGGTAGACGTGCACGGTGCCGTGCGGGTCGATGGCCATCCAGACGTAAGCGAACGGGGCGCGGAACCCGAAGTCGCACCCGTCAACCCTCGGCCAGTCGCGCATCTCCGACAGCGGCAGCGCCGGGACCACGTGCACGGACCGGTCGAAGCCCTCGTGCACGAGCCCCTCCAGCCGCACGAACCGGGCGAACCGCCGGACCATCCGTTGCTTCTCGGTCATGCCCGCGAACCACCGCCGGATAGCGGCGCCGTCAATCATCGGGTTGTCCAAGGCGTCGAGCCTGTAGCGGTCAACCATGCCGGCGGACCGTGGCGGGTCGCGGAACAAGGCGTCCACCATGACCGGGCTCTTGCCCTTCGTCGGCGTCGCAGTGAACAGGATTCGGCCGCCTTGGTCGGCTACGCGGGCTTCCTGCTCTTGGAACACCTTGAGGTTGCCGTGGTCTTCGTCGTTGTGGATGAGCGGACTACTCGCACCCTGCCACCGGGCCTCGGGTTGCGCGCCCGAGGTCGTCTTCGACAGCACGCAACCGGGGCGACCGATGCCGCTACCAGGAGCGAAGGCGGCGCCGTCGTTCTGGCTGTCCCACGAGCGACGGGTCCAGTCTCGCGGCAAGAGTAGGTCGTAGCGCGGTCGGAGGTACGTCAGCGCGTCGCCGTAGGTGATCGAGCCGGTCTGAACGAACGCGGGGCCGGTGTTGAGTCGGCCGGCGTCGAGCCCGTTGCGGGCGAGCATCTCGGCGACGGCCGGGTGCTCCGCTCCCATCGCCGTCATTGCACCCGCCACCGAACCGAGGAACGTTTTGGACGACCGGTTCGAGCCCAGCATCATAAACACCGCCGCGGTCGACACCAGGAACGCCTGGAGCACGTCGCGCTGGCTCGTGTGCTCGCCGCTGTAGCCGCATCCGGGGCAGTAGTACATTCCGCGGTCATCTCGCGCGAGCGTGACGCCCATGACCCGCAGCCCATTCGACCCCGGCCTCGGCATCCCGGCCGGCTTGCCCTCCGCGTTGAGCACGCCGCCCTTCTCGACATCCATCGGCCACGTCCAGTCGATGCACGTCGGGCACTGTGGCCGCCACAGCTCCACCCACCGGAGCGGCTCGTGCCGGTGGGCCTTGCGGGCCTCGACCTCGGCACGGACCGCCGCCCGGCACGCCTCCGAAATGTCGCGCCCGACCTCGAACTGGAGCGGCTCGTGTCGGGCGATGTGGGCGGCCCACCGGAGCCGTTGCCAGTAGGTACCGCCCGTCGGGTATGGGGTCAGCTGGGGTCGCATTGCTCGCCGTAGTGCAGCCCGGCCACGTACCCGACAGCAGCACCGGAGCCGGCCGCGAGCACGAGGGCCACGAGGCAAATCCAGACCGAGCGCCACGCCCACAG